ACCGGCGACTGCTCGGACTGATTGGTCGGCAGCTCGATGAAGTAGCCGTGCACGCGGTTGTAACCGACCTTGAGGTTGGCAAGGCCCGTGCGGGCTTTTTCGCGGGCTTCCAGGTCGATCAGGAACTGGCCGGCGTTCTCGCTGATCGCCAGCAGCTCGTCCAGCTCGCTGTCGTAGCCGGTCTTGAGCACGCCACCGTCACGGATCACCGCCGGCGGGTTGTCGATGATCGCCCGCTCCAGCAGGCCGGCCAGCTCCGGGTAGGTGCCGGTGATCGCGGCCAGCCGCGCCAGGTGCGGCGCTTCCAGCTCGGCCATGGCGTTCTGCAGCTCCGGCAGGGCGCCGAGGGCATCGCGCAGGCGTGCCAGGTCACGGGGACGGGCATTGCGCAGGCCGATTCGCGCCAGGATCCGCTCGATGTCGCCGATTTCCTTGAGCTGCGGTTGCAGCTTCTCGAAACGGTAGCCGTCGAGCAGGCATCGGATCGAATCCTGACGGGCCTTTAGCACCTTCAGATCGCGCAGCGGACGGTTCAGCCAGCGGGTCAGCAGTCGGCTGGCCATGGCGGTCTGGCAACGGTCGATGACCGATTGCAGGGTGTTGTCACGGCCACCGGCCAGGTTGATGTCCAGCTCCAGGTTGCGGCGGCTGGCGGCATCGAGGATGACCGTGTCGTCCATGCGCTCGTGGCGCAGGCTGCGCAAGTGGGGCAGGGCGGTGCGCTGGGTTTCCTTGGCGTAGGTCAGCAGGCAGCCGGCGGCGCCGATGGCCAGGGTCAGCTTGTCGCAGCCAAAGCCCTTGAGGTCCTGGGTGGCGAACTGCTGGCAGAGGCTCTTGCGCGCCGTGTCGCGGTCGAAGTCCCACGGTGCGCGGCGGCGGGCGCCGGGGCGCTTCTCGGCCGGCAAGCCCTGCGGCCAGTCGTCGGGGATCAGCAGTTCCACCGGGTTGATACGCTCGAGTTCGGCCAGCAGGTTCTCCCAGCCCTTGATCTCCTGCACGGTGAAGTTGCCGCTGGTGATGTCCAGCACCGCCAGGCCGAACAGCCGCTCGTCACCCAGCAGGGCGGCGATCAAGTTGTCGCGGCGCTCATCGAGCAAGGCCTCGTCGCTGATCGTGCCCGGGGTGATGATGCGCACCACCTGGCGCTCCACCGGGCCCTTGCTGGTGGCCGGGTCGCCGATCTGCTCGCAGATCACCACCGATTCGCCGAGCTTGACCAGCTTGGCCAGGTAGCCTTCCAGCGAGTGGAACGGAATCCCGCACATGGGAATCGACTGGCCCGCCGACTGCCCGCGGGCGGTCAGGGTGATATCCAGCAGTTTCGCGGCTTTCTTCGCATCTTCGTAGAAGATCTCGTAGAAATCGCCCATGCGGTAGAACATCAGCTGGTCCGGGTGCTGGTTTTTCAGCTTCCAGTACTGCTGCATCATCGGGGTGTGTGCGGAGAGATCAGACATTCAGGGCCTTACAGCGGGTGGTCTGGTGGCAAATTTCGAAACCGCTAATGGTACAGGCTTTTTCCGGTCGACGCAGGTCGGATGGGGTGGGGCAAATCTGCGCAGGTTGCCTGTTACAGGGCCCATTGCATTTTCGCTTCCACGGTTGCATTATGCGCATTATGCAAAAACGCAACGTAGCCTCCGTACTCAGAGAACTGCTCGCCCGCCACGGCCTGTCCCCTACAGAGCTGCATCGGCGCACGGGCGTGCCTCAATCCACCCTGTCGCGGATCCTCAGCGAGAAGATCGTCGATCCTTCGGACAAGCACGTCTCGAAGATCGCCGAGTACTTCGGCGTGAGCACCGACCAGTTGCGCGGCCGTGTCGAACTGGGCGAATCCCGTGACGCGGTCCCGCTCGCCCAGGGCCACGCGGCCCTGAGCGATATCAGCCTGTGGGACGATGAAACCCCCGTCGAGGACGACGAGGTCTCCGTTCCTTTTCTTCGTGAGGTCGAGTTGGCAGCAGGATCAGGAAGATTCGTCATCGAGGAAAGCGAGAACGCTCGCTTGCGCTTCGGCAAACGCAGCCTGCGCCACAATGGCGTGCAGTTCGACAACGCCAAGTGCGTGACGGTACGTGGCAACAGCATGCTGCCGGTGCTGCGCGATGGCGCCACGGTCGGAGTCAATACCGGTAAAAGCACCATCGGCGATATCATCGACGGTGACCTTTATGCCATCAACCACAATGGCCAGCTGCGGGTGAAACAAGTGTACCGCCTGCCCACCGGCATCCGCCTGCGCAGCTTCAACCGCGATGAGCACCCCGACGAGGACTACAGCTTCCAGCAGATGCAGGAAGAACAGATCAGCCTCCTCGGTCACGTTTTCTGGTGGGGCATGTACGCCCGTTGATCCCCGCGCCTCGATAGAAACCCGCCTCGGCGGGTTTTTTTTCGTCCTCAGAACCCCCCTACATCCACGTCGGATCAGGCCTCCATGCATAGGAGCAAAAGCTGATGCATAAAAATTTGAGTTTGTGCATTGACTGCATATGCATGAGTGCATAAAATGTACCCCAAGCCGGACGCAAACCGGTTGAGATACAGGCAGCGATGAACAGGCCTCGACTGTTCAGAGGGTTGGCAACTGGCCCGGGTGTGCAGCGTAAAGCACCACGATCAGTTATCCGGCGGGCAGGCGGCCGCGGTCGGAGTCACCAATTTGAAGCGCAACCGTACGGCGTCACCAGTCGTGGCCGACGGTTACACCGCGCATTACTGAAAAGCCTGCATAGCGGGCTTTTTGGAATGCCGAGTCAAGCCAATCACGATCCGCCGGCCTGTCGCCGGCGGGCAAACACACAGGAGACAGGAACGTGACGAACGAGCAACAGGCGTTGCTGGAGATGCCGCTCTGGCTGGTGATCCTCCTGGCATTGCTGGGCGGACTTTCCGGCGAGATGTGGCGCGCCGACAAGGCCGGCGCCCGCGGCTGGGGGCTGCTCAGGCGGCTGGCGCTGCGCTCGGGGGCCTGCATGGTCTGCGGGGTGTCGACGGTCATGCTGCTGTACGCCAGCGGCATGTCGATCTGGAGTGCCAGCGCTTTTGGCTGCCTTACCGCCATGGCCGGCGCCGACGTGGCCATCGGCCTTTACGAGCGCTGGGCCGCTCGGCGGCTGGGGTTGGAGGAACAGCCCGCGGCTGTACGCCAGGACGAAGAATGAACGTGGCAACAAGGAAGAAAAGCGAATGTTCAACGAGTTTCGCTGCGGTAAATGCAACCGCTTGCTGGCCCGCATCGGCGGGGCGGCGGTGGTCCAGATCAAGTGCTCGCGTTGCGCGACCTTGAACCACATGAAGGCCACGGGCCTCGACAACGTGCCGACGAGCGATCAGGACGGGCCGCAGAGTCCAGCTCCCCTTCAATCGATCCAGTAGGAGAAACACCATGGCAGGTCGTACCCGCATTCCTTTCAACGGCGTCGGCACTTCGGTGCTGCCCGCTTACCAGACCCTGTCGGCGGGCCAGTACCTGTTGTCGCCCAATCAGCGCTTCAAGCTGCTGCTGCAGGGCGATGGCAATTTGGTGATCCAGGACAACGGCGCCACCGTCTGGGTCGCCAATGAACAGCAACCTTTCAGCTCGACTATCCCCTTGCGCAACAAGAAGGCCCCGCTGGCCTTCTACGTTCAGTACGGCGCGTTCCTCGACGACTACTCGCGACGCCGGGTGTGGCTGACTGACAACAGCACCTTCACCAGCAACGACCAGTGGAACCGTACCCACCTGGTGCTGCAAGACGACGGCAATATCGTGCTGGTCGACTCGCTGGCGCTGTGGAACGGCACGCCGGCCATCCCGCTGGTGCCTGGCGCGATCGACTCGCTGCTGCTGGCACCTGGCTCCGAGCTGGTACAGGGCGTGGTGTACGGCGCGGGCGCCAGCAAGCTGGTGTTCCAGGGTGACGGTAATCTCGTGGCCTATGGCCCGAACGGCGCGGCCACCTGGAACGCCGGCACTCAAGGCAAGGGCGCCGTGCGCGCGGTGTTCCAGGGTGACGGCAACCTGGTGGTCTACGGTGCCGGCAATGCGGTGCTGTGGCACTCGCATACCGGCGGCCATGCCAGCGCTGTGCTGCGCCTGCAGGCCAACGGCAGCATCGCCATCCTCGACGAGAAACCGGTATGGGCGCGCTTCGGCTTCCAGCCGACCTATCGCCATATCCGCAAGATCAACCCTGACCAGAAGCCGATCGACATCTGGACCTGGCACTTCTGAGTCGGGCGCCGGGCCTTCACGGGCCCGGCCTTCGTCGAACCGAGCGTTCAAGGAGCACAAGCATGAGCGAACTGGCCCAGTTGTACGCGGCCGTCACCTCCACCCTGCGGGCGACGTTGCCGGCCTTCGCCACGGTCGCCACGGAGGGCGACGTCACGCTCGAACCAGCCTTGCCGGCCTTGGTCCATGGCGTGTTGCGCATGCGTGGCGACGAGGCGCTGCGTGACGGTCGCTCATTGCTGATGGTGACCTTCGAGGCCCGCGTCACCGCCCAGGGCACCCCCGCGCAGGCACGGACGCAGGCCGGCGTGCTGGCGGCGCAGCTGATCGATGTGCTGCGCCAGCAGTCCTGGGGGCTTGATTACGTCGAGGGCGCACGGGACATCCTCGCCGAAGCCGAGGGCACTTCCTGGCGGGTGCAATGGGAGCAACCGGTCCTGCTGGGCAGTGTCCAGTGGCCCTGGCCCGACCAGCCGGCGGGCAGCCTGATGCTGGGCTTCGCGCCGGACACCGGGCCCGGCAACCAGGACAAGTACCTGTCACCGGAGGACCTGGCATGAGCTACGCCAGCGCCATGCACGATCGCATGCTGGCCAGCCTGGTGATTCCCTGCCGGGTAGTGGCGGTGGACCTGGCCGCGGCCCGGGTACGGGTGTCCGACGGCGGCGGCTGGACCAGCGCCTGGGTGCGCTGGCATGCCCAGGCTGCCGGCAAGGCCCGCCATTGGCGGGCACCGAGCCTGGACGAGCAGGGCGTGTTGATCAGCCCCAGCGGCGAACCGGCCTTGGGCACCTTCGTCGCGGGGTTGTACGGCAATGCCGGGACGGCGCCGGACAACCGCGACCATGTCGAGGTCTGGCGCTTCGACGATGGCGGCTCACTGGCCTACGACTGGCAGGCCAAACGCTATGACATCCAGCTGCCCAGCGGCCAGGCCACGGTCAAGGTCGGCGCCAGCACCCTGGTGGTCAGCGACAACGCCATCACTCTCGACGCCGCGTCGATCACCCTGACCGGCAAGGTTGCCATCAACGGCCCGCTGACGGTCAGCGGCGACATCAACGGCGGTGGCCGGATCATCGACACGGCCGGCAACACCGCCAACCACAAGCACTGAACCAAGGCCTGTACGAAATGTGTCTGCGCGAAGGCCAGACAAGGCGAAACGGGGGGCGGAACGGCCGGGGTCGCGCCCGACTGTACTGGAGTACATGAGCATTCCGAGCCCCGTTTCAACGCAGTATGGGCGAGTGCAGATACATTTCGTACAGAGCCTAAGGCCTTGAGCCCAGCAAGATCGCCATTGAGCGACATGAGCGCGGCATGTGCCGCGACCCATCATTTCGACTCAAAAGGTAAAGCAACATGGAAGCAGTAAAAGTCGGCAAGCATTTCTTCAACGCCCACCCAACCGCCGTCAGCCAGGTCTTCAGCGCCGCGGATAACAAGGATGGCGTGTACCTGCGCACTGCCACCCTGTGCACCGGCGGCGGCATCCTCAACCTGTACACCGGCCCGAAGGCGCCGGCCTACCTCGGTGACATGAGCGTCCACGCCATCATGGGCGGGATCAACGGCGGCATTGATTCGCAGTACACCCTGCCTTATCAGCTGTTCATCCCGGCGGGTTACGGCCTGTGGACCGTCGCCAACAACGCCACGGCGGCCATCGCCCTGACCTACGACTTCGTCTCCTGAAACGGCTGTCCGGCTTGTCCGGGCGACCCTTTCCTGCCTGCCAGGTGATAACCATGCGCTATCCGAACAGGCTACCTGGAGCCTCAATTCCAGGAGGTGCCCCATGATCGGCATGGACCGCCGCACCGGCCAGCCCCTGTCGGGCGTGGCCCACCTGCGTCAATCCATCGAGGACATTCTCACCACGCCGTTGGGCAGCCGGCGAATGCGTCCGGAGTACGGCAGCCAGCTGCGCCGTTACGTCGACCTGCCGGTCAACGAAGGCTGGAAGAGTGCGGTGCAGGCCGAGGTGGCCAGGGCCCTGGGGCGCTGGGAGCCGCGGCTGAAGCTGGAGCGGGTCAAGGTCGTCGCGGTGCTCGATGGCCAGGTCAGCCTGGCCTTGAGCGGTCGTTACCTGGGGGATGACGCCCTGGTGGAGGTGACGGTATGAGCCAGGTCGACCTGTCGAAACTGCCCGCTCCGCAACTGCTTGAAGACCTCGATTTCGAGGCGCTGTACCAGGAGGACTTGGCCAGCTTCCGTGCCCAGCTGGGCGACGGCTGGACCGCCAATCTTGAAAGCGACCCTGTGACCAAGCTGCTCGAGGTCGGCGCGTACCGCAAACTGCTCAACCGGGCACGGATCAATGACGCGGCCAAGGCGCTGCTACTGGCCTATGCCCAGGGCAGCGATCTGGATCAGCTGGCGGCCAACGTCAGCCTGCAACGCCTGGTGATCCAGGCGGCGGACCCGGGCACGATTCCACCGACCGAGGCCGTGCTCGAATCCGACGACGCCCTGCGCGAACGGGTGCAACTGGTCTACGAAGGCCTGACCACCGCCGGCCCGCGCAACAGCTACATCCTCCATGCCCGCAACGCTTCGGGGCGGGTTGCCGACGCGACCGCCGAAAGCCCGTCGCCGGCGGTGGTGGACGTTACTGTGCTTAGCCTGGACAACGACGGCGTGGCCAGCCCCGAGCTGCTGGCGCAGGTAAACGCCTACCTCAACGACGACGATATTCGCCCGGTCGCCGACCGGGTCAATGTGCGCAGCGCCGAGGTGCTGCCGTACCGCGTCGAGGCAGTGCTGCACATGGCCGACAACGGCCCGGAGTTCGAGGCGATCCTCAGCGAATGCCGGCGCCGTCTCCAGGCCTGGGTCAATCCACGCCGACGCCTGGGCGTCGAGGTCGCCCGCTCCGGGATCGATGCGCAGTTGCACATTGATGGCGTAAGCCGTGTCGAGCTGGTCGGTTGGAGCGACATTCGCCCGAGCAAGGCCCAGGCCGCCTGGTGCACCGGCATCGTACTGCGGCGGGGAGGTTGATATGCAGAGCCTTCTGCCGCTCAACCGCACGCCGCTGGAACGGGCCATCGAGGTGGCGGCCGACGAGGACCTCAAGGTCACGTTGCGCACCCTCTACAACCCCGACACCTGCCCGGCGCACCTGCTCTACCAGCTGGCCTGGGCCTGGTCGGTGGACCGCTGGGACGACAGCTGGAGCGAGGCGATCAAGCGCTCGGTGATCCGCTCGGCGTTCTTCGTCCATGCCCACAAGGGCACCCTCGGCGCTCTCCGGCGGGTGGTCGAGCCATTCGGCTACCTCATCGAGGTGCAGGAATGGTGGCAGACCCAGCCTGCCGGCGTACCGGGCACGTTTGCCCTGAAGGTCGGGGTGACCGACACCGGCATCAGCGAGGAAACCTACAACGAACTGTCGTCGCTGATCGACGACGCCCGGCCGGTCAGCCGCCACATGACCGGTCTGGCGATCAGTCTCGAAAGCCGTGGCGGTCTCTATTTCGGCTGCGCGCTGCAGGACGGCGACGAACTCGACGTCTACCCGCCGGCACCTCCTGACCTGATCGTCAGTGGCGCCATTGGTCGCGGCGGCCGGGAACACACAATCGATACCTTGGACATTGCACATGGTTGACCAGAATTCCCAGTTCTACGCCATCCTCACCAACGTGGGCGCGGCGAAACAGGCCAACGCGGATGCCTTGGGCATCCCGTGGAAAATCACCCAGATGGGCGTGGGCGATGCCAACGGCACCGACCCCACCCCTAACGCTACCCAGACCAGCCTGATCAACGAATGGCGCCGGGCGCCGCTGAACCAGCTGAAGGTGGACGACAAGAACAGCGCGATCATCGTCGCCGAGCAGGTCATCCCGGCGGATGTCGGCGGCAAGTGGATCCGCGAGATCGCGCTGTACGACGCCGATGGCGACATGGTCGCCGTGGCCAACTGCGCGCCGACCTACAAACCGTTGCTCAGCCAGGGCTCGGGGCGCACCCAGGTGGTGCGCATGAACCTGATCGTCAGCAGTGCCAGTAACGTGCAACTGAAGATCGATCCGGCGGTGGTCCTGGCCACTCGTGAGTGGGTCACCGAGGAACTGGCGCGGCAGGATTTCAAGCATTCGGTGCAGGTCGCGACCACAGCCGCCATTACCCTGAGCGGATTGCAGACCGTCGATGGAGTTGCATTGCAGGCGGGGACCCGGGTGCTGGTCAAGGACCAGACGGCGGCCAAGGACAATGGTCTCTACCTGGCGGCCGCAGGCGCATGGACGCGCTGCAGTGATGCCGACAGCGATGCCAAGGTCACGCCTGGCCTGCTGGTGCTGGTCGAGAAGGGCGCGGCCAACGCTGATAGTGCCTGGCAGTTGGTCAGCGATGGACCGATCAACCTGGGTGTCAGTGCCCAGGATTATGAAATGGCTTTTGGCCGTAGCGGAGTGACGGCTGGAACCTACCGTAGTGTCACGGTAGACAAGTATGGGCGAGTGAATGCCGCGTCCAACCCGACCACGGCAGCTGGATACGGATTGACGGATGTCTATACCAAGGGCCAGGTGGACACTGCACTGGCGCTCAAAGCGCCGCTTGCGAGCCCTGCATTGTCCGGCGTCCCGACTGCCCCTACCCCTACCAAGGGCACCAACACTACTCAGGTGGCCACTACCGCCTTTGTCTTGGGTGAGATACTGGGGCTGGTCGACTCCGCACCGGGCGCCCTCGACACGCTGAAGGAACTGGCAGCCGCGCTGGGCAACGATCCGAATTTCTCCGCCACGGTGCTCAAGGAGCTGGCGAAGAAAGCACCGCTGGAAAGCCCGGTATTTACTGGTACGCCCAAGGCGCCGTCGCCTGGCCCACTGGATGCCAGCCAGAACCTGGCGACCACGGACTTTGTGTATTCTGCGTTGCACGGCTCAGTTTCGGTGGACGTGGCTGGTGCAGGCGATTTCATCTTGGCCGACGATCAGGCGAGCAAAGGGATCATCTATTTGGTGGGCGCTTTGACCGGAGACCGTACGATCATCCTGCCAAGAGTAATGAGGCGTTATACGCTCCGCAATGCCACCTCTGGCGCGTTCAAACTCATGGTGAAAATGAGTGTAGGGGAGGGTGTTGAGATTACGCAGGGCAGGGTCTCGAATGTTTTCACCGGCAGTTCGAATACCTTTCTCGACCAGACCGATTTTATCAGTCCGGCGCTAACCGGTACGCCGATCGCTCCCAATGCAAACGTTGGCACTAGCACAGCCCAAATCGCTACAACAAAGCACGTTCGAGATACGTTGAACGCCTATGGGCTGGGGGCGACAAACACCGGTGCTGTTGGTAATTCTGGCCAACTGCCGACCTTGGCGTCGGGGCATTACTATTACCCCGCCGATTTCTCGCCTTATGGGGCCTATGCATTCGTGCAGCGTACTACCTATGCGGGTAATCGCGGTTTCGAGCTGGCAAACATTCCATACACCGATCGCTTTTGGGGCCGTGGCAGCAATGGCGACGGCACTTGGCGGCTTCCTGTCGAGCTGGCCCCGCTGGTTGGGCCTGCATTCGGTGGTACGCCGACAGCCCCGACGGCCCCGAAAGGTACAAACACAGCTCAGCTTGCCACCACGGGGTTTGTTCAGGTCGAGCTGGCCAACCGTCTGGTAGCTGGTGGTGGTGCCGTTACTCGGCAACAGCCGGTCCTGGCCTCGCCATTCCCCGGTGCATCTTATGATTCGAGCGCCCTTGTGCTCCGGGAAGCAAATGAGGCCGGCGGGGCCGATGATCGAGAGATTTTCGCGCCTGGACTCGGCTTTCATTGGTTTGGGCGAGTCGCTGGGAAACTCATCATGGACTCGGTGGGCAGACTGAAGTGGAACGGCAATCCGTTGCTGTTTGGAGCAGTTGCGAGTCAAGTTGAGGTAGACACCGGCAGCACTGATGTCAACGTCGTCACGCCTGCGAAGATGCGGCTCGGCTTCACCTTCATCAAGGCTGGTAGCGGTGGCAGTAATGCGATCAAGTTTCCTACCTGGTTAGGTGGGTTCATGGTTCAGTGGGGCGTCCACACAGCCAGTAGCGCAGACGCGGAAACGACGGTCACTTTCCCACTTGAGTTCAGTGTTGTTCCGGGCCTAGCCAGTAT